GCTATGGCAGGAGCTGGCCGAGGTGTTCCTGCCTCGCCGCGCCGACTTCACGCACGAGACCAAGGTCGACGGCGACGATCGCCAGGATGAAATCTACGACAGCATGCCGATACAGGCGCGTCGTGGGCTGGCAAGCTCGATCGATGCGCTGATCAAGCCGAAAACCACCAAGTGGTTTCACATCCGCGCCAGCGAGGAAGCGATCAACGACGACGACGCGGCGCGGGCGTGGTTCGAGGCTGCCGAAGATCGTATGTGGAACGCGATCTATGCGCGCAATGCTCGGTTCATCCAGCGCACGGGCGAGGTCGATAACGACTTGGTGACGCTCGGCACGGGCGTGCTGTTCATCGGCGAGGCCAAGTCAGTCGGCACGTTGTCGTTCCGCTCGATGCACTTGCGAGACTGCTTGATCGCCGAGAACGCAGACGGCGTTATCGACACCATCTTCGTCACGATGGAGCTAACGGCTCGGCAGGCGGCGCAGCGTTACGGCGAGGAAAATCTAGGCCCGACTACGCGCGAGCTATTGGAGGGCAAGGAAGACACCAAGTGCTCGTTCTTATGGTGTGTGAAGCCGCGCGATGACTACGATCTTGAGCGGCTAGACGAGAAGTCGATGCCGTATGCGTCGCTCGTGATCGACGTGAAGTCCGAGCACAAGGTGCGCGAGGGCGGGTTCCCTGAGTTCCCGTTTGCCGTGCCGCGCTGGGATACGACCACGAACGAGGTCTATGGCCGTTCTCCCGCTATGGTAGCGCTGCCCGATGCGCAGACGTTGCAGGCGATGGGCAAGACGATCCTCATGCAGGCGCAGTATGCGGTTGATCCGCCCAAGTGGGTGCCGAGCGAGGGCGTGATCTCGGCGGTGCGGTCGTTCCCTGGCGGCATGACGGTGATTGACGCGGACTATCTGCAGCGGCTTGGTGGTCGCCCGCCGATCGGTGAGCTAACCACGGCCGGCAACTTCGTGCTTGGCCGCGAGATGCAGATCGACACGCGCGAGAGCATTTGGGCGGCATTTTTCAAAAATGTTTTGAACCTTCCCGTCAACGGCCCGCAGATGACGGCGACCGAGATCATCGCGCGCAAGGAAGAGCTGCTACGCGGCATCGGCCCGGTGTTTGGCCAGCTTGAAAGCGATTACGTCGGGCACATTGTCGAGCGTGTGTTTGGCATCCTGATGCGCGCGGGAGCGTTCCCGCCTCCGCCTGAGATCCTGCAGGGGCGCGACGTGCGGTTTGAGTTCGAGTCGCCGCTGGTGCGTGCCCGCAAGGCGATCGAAGCGCAGGCGTTCATGCAGGCAATGCAGATGATGATGCCGCTTGCAGAGATCGATCCGACCGTGATGGACCATTTCAACGGCGACGCCATCGCACGCGACACGCCGGACATCTTCGGCATGCCGACTGAGTGGCTGCGGGGCATGGAGGAAGTTGAGCAATTGCGCGCGTCACGAGCTGAGGCGCAGCAAGCGGCGGAAATGGCCGAGACAGTGGGCCAGGGCGCCGAGGTGGCTAGTAAGGTGGTCCCGCTATTGCGTGGGCCGGAACAGCAAAGGAACGCATGAGATGAAGTCTGGCAAAGGTAGCTGCATGAAGGGCGGCAAGGGCACCAAGAAGGGCGGCTATGGCGGCTCCAAGAAAGGCAAGTGAGCCGGAATGCCCTGATCTTCGCGCGCTGTTCATCCCCCTTGCGACGGCGAAGGTCGGGGCCAACGGCTACAAGCCGATCGACCGCTATCGGGACTTCCGAGCGGTGTTTTTCGGCGATGAAGCGACCAAAGAGCAGCGGGAGCGGGTGTTGTATCAAGTGCTGGATCTGTGCCGCATGAACGTGCCCATTGCCGACGCTGCAAACCCCAACATGACGTATCTGGCGGCTGGCCGGCAAGAGGTCGGCATGGCTTTGCTCAGGTGGCTAACGACGGAACCAACGGACAATGGCTGACGAGAACGCTACGGCGCCCGATGCTGACGAGACGACAGCCGAGATCGAGAACGGGGCAACTGATCAGGCTAGCGAGGCGACAACGGCAACGGCCGAGGCATCGCCCGCAGTGGACTGGCGCGCTGACTTGCCCGAGCATCTGGCGAAGACTGGCGCCAAATTCACGAGCCCGGCAGACGCAGTGAAGAGCTATGCGGAGTTGGAGAAACGGCTCGGCAAATCGGTCGTTATCCCTGGCAAGGATGCAACGCCTGACGAGATCGCGGCTTACCACAAGCGGCTTGGCGTGCCCGATAGCCCGGACGGCTACGAGATCACCTTGCCCGAGGGCATTGAGCTGACCGAGCAGATGCAGACGACGTTGTCTGACTTCCGCGCTCGCATGCACGCCAAAGGCGCATCGCCGGCTGTAGTGCAAGAGGCTGTGGCTTTTGAGCTAGAGGCTGCTGCGCGCATGGAAGAAGCGCGCACGGCAGAGATGGCGCAGGCCACGCAGGCGCAGCTCGAGGCGCTAAAGAAGGAATGGCGCGGCGCTGACTTTGATCGCAATGTCGAGATGGCCAAGCGCGCTACCAAGGCGTTTGACAGCACGGGCGAGTTCTCCAAGTTTCTCGACACTGCCGAGGTGGATGGCGTCAAGGCCGGCGATCATCCGCAGTTTCTCAAGATGTTCGCCACGATCGCGCGGCGCATGAGCGAAGACACCGTGCATATCGCTCCGACTGGTGACGAGGCTCAGTCGATCCACGAGCAGGCGAACGATCTTCGTGCCCAGCGCAACGAGGCCATGCGGAAGGGCGACAAGCAGACGGCGGCGCGGCTGGATGCGGCCGAGCGTGATCTGTTGAGCAAGCTGAGTGGCAACGCGCCCGTCGTGGGGCGTGGTGGCCGGGCGGCTTGACGCTTGGCGTTAGGTGTGGTGTTTTAGTTGCAGCGGTATGCCACGAAGCACCATCGTCTAAAGCTTAGGACACCTGCGCAAAAGGCAGGAGATTTGGGTAGCGGCAAATCCCATAGGTGCCTCTGACGTAGATTAAGTGGCATGCGGGCCGAGTAATGCAGCGGCGGGCGTCTCAGAAATGGGGCGCCTGCTTCGCTTTATTGACAAGTCAAGCGCAAATGTCGTATGACTTGCGATAGGTCACGACAGGATAACCGCCTCGGCCCGCGCCGATGACCGACAGATTTGCGATTTGTCGGCCCGTGGAGGCCAAGCGGCGGGCGGTTTCGGCCACAACCCCACAAGCGAACGTCTCTAGGTAAGCTGCACGGATCGCTCGATGTAACCCTTCATCGAGTGGATGCCATGAGCACTACCATCGATCTCTCATTCGTTCGCCAATATGAGCGCGAAGTCCACGAGGCGTTTCAGCGCCAGGGCTCCAAGCTCTTGAACACTACCCGGACCAAGCAGAACGTCGTCGGCAAGTCGACTACCTTTCAGGTGATCGGCAAGGGCATGGCGACGACCAAGGCCCGTCACGGCACCATCACGCCCATGAATCAGACGCACACGCCGCGAGAGTGCGTGCTGTCTGACTTCTACGCGGGCGATTGGGTGGATGCTCTCGACGAGCTGAAGGTCAACATCGACGAGCGCATGGCGGTTGCCAACGGCGGCGCCTGGGCTCTTGGCCGCAAGGTCGACGATCAGATTGTGACGGCTCTCAACGGCACGTCGCAGACGGTCATCACTTGGACCATGACGGCGGTGGGCGCTCGTGCCGCGCTGCTGTCTATGGTCGAGGCGCTGAACAGCAACGACGTGCCCGATGACGGCAATCGCTGGGGCCTTCTCACGCCTCGCGCTTGGTCGTTCGCGATGCTCGTCGATGAGTTCGCCTCGTCCGACTACATCGGCTCCGACAGCCTGCCCTATCGAACGGGCATGACGCAGGTCAAGAACTGGCTCGGCGTCAACTGGATGTCGCACACCGGCTTGCCGGGCATCAGCTCGGCGACGGCCAAGGGCTTCGTCTACCACAAGAACGCCATTGGCTATGCGTCGGGCGCGTCGATCGAGTCGGACATCACTTGGCACGGCGATCGTGCGGCGCACTTCGTCAATCACTCGATGAGCGGCGGCGCTGTTTTGATCGAGGATGCCGGCGTGATCGAAGCGACGATCAACGACACCACTGCCGTTCCGACCAGCTAAGGAGGGCTGAGATATGGCTTTCGCACTTCAGGGCACCGATGGCACCAACAAGCAGTATCTGGTGCAGGTCGGTTCCGCCGTTCGTGGCGCGAACAAGTTTCGCTACTACACCACGGACACTCCCGCCACGGTGGCCACGTCTGGCTACATCACCAAGGCCACCAACGCCGATCACGAGATTGCCTATGACATGCTGTCGGTTGGCGATATCGTGGAGGTCTACCAGCTCGCCAGCATCACGGCGGGCCAGAACCTCGAATCGGACATGGAGGCCGGTATTACCGACATCTCGCAGCATGCTGTGCTGACGAAGTCGGCGACGGTCATCGATCTGAGCGAGGATCTGTTGGCTGCTACGTTAACATATACGGCCTGAGGAATGAAGTCCTAGATATGGTTGGGCGCTCTATCCCGCCATATCTAGGCACCCATCATGGAGCGGTTCTTGTCTGTGGCAACGCATGGTGCCTTCAAGACGATCTCCAGCGAGCGCGGGCGCTGTTCCCTACGGCGCCCGTTATTGCTGTCAACGGCGCGGCCGGCGAGGTAGAGGCTATGGCGCTGTTCTCTCAGCATCCGCTCAAGCTGCCGACGTGGATCGCAGCGCAGCGCAAGGCGTTCGGCACCAAGCCCGAGGTTCACACGGCCGGCACTGCGCATTTGCGTACCAAGCTCGGCAGGCGGCTTGAGATGCCGTGGATCGACTATGCCTGGGAAGGCGTCGCTAGCCTTGCAACGTCGGCCTGGGGCGCTCGTAAGCTAGCTGCAGCGCTAGGCTTCTCTCCGGTAGTGCTCTGCGGCGTGCCTTTGGATGTTGGCGACTATGCCAACGGGCGCGCGGCAAAGCATTTTCGGCAGCGGGGCAAGGTTGTGCATTACCGCCAGAAGCTCCAGGCGGATCGTGAATGGCATGCAGGAGCGGTTAGCATGTCTGGATGGACGCGAGAGTTTCTAGGAGCACCGGCATGATCCCTAGCATGGGCGGTGCAGAGATAGCGGATCGTTTGGAGCGGTATGCGCGAGACGTGCCGAAAGACACAGCGATCGTCGAGTTTGGGGCATGGTTAGGCGCCGGGACGGTCCCGCTTGCGAGGGGCGCCAAGGCTTCAGGCGCAGTGGTGCATTGTTATGATCGTTGGATGGCCAATGCCGAGCAGGTCGAGATTGCCGAGCGGTTTGGCGTGCGATTGAAAGAGGGCGAGAGCATCTTGCCGCATTTCGTCGAGAATGTGTCACGCGTCGAGGCTGATGTTCGCCCGCATCCTGGCGACTTGTCGTTCATCTCGTGGCAGTACGGGCCAATCGGGCTCTATGTCGATGATGCCAGCAAGAGCCGATGGGCGCGAGCATGGGGCGTATTCGGCAAGGCATTCGTAGCTGGCGTGACGCGGTTGGTAATGATGGACTTCACGTTCCCCAGCGCCAAGCCGCAGCGAGAGTTTATGGCAGACAACGCGCGGATGTTCTCGCTTGAAGAGATGATTCAAGGCACGTCGGTTGCGGTGTTCCGGTATCGAGGGCGTGCAGCATGAACCGCCACATCCACATTCACGATCCCCGCCGCTTGTGGGCTGGTGCCATAGCGCAAACGGCGGCTAATCGCGGCTGGTCGTGCTCGCTGGTCAAGCCGACAAATCCGATGGACGGCGGTTATGGGTTCGTTCGCACGCACGCGCACCCGGAGAAGCTGCGGGATGACCAGCGCACGGCGTCTGAGATGGCGCTGAGGCTGCGAATGATCCAAGACGCGGCGCAGGTAGCTGTCTACGACAACAAGCGTGCTCAGATCGCCCGCTGGGCGCGGTGGATGCCTGAAACGCACGTCTTTGATAGCTTCGATCGAGCGTTGGCGTGGGCCGACAAGGCGGATTACCCGATCGTGAGCAAGGCAGACGTTGGCGCGTCGAGCGTGAACGTGCGATTGCTGCGGGATTTTGCAGCCGCAGAGGCGCATCTAACGGCGGTGTTCGCTGAGGGCGTCGAGGTCAGTCATTGCAGCATGCCGCACCCGGCCAAGAGCTTGCAGCAAGGCTATGTGATCTTGCAGCCGTTCATCCCGCATGAGATCACCTATCGCGTCAACGCAGTAGGCAACGATCGAGCGGTGTTCTTCAGGCGGTGTTTCGACGACGAGAACAAGCCGTTTGCGCAGACGGGCAACGTGGAGCCGGCCTATGGCATGACGGACGAGATTGAGCCACTGATTGCCTGGGCCGATGAGGTATTCGAGGATATCGGCAGCAAGTGGTGCGCTCTCGACGTGCTGGAGACGCCTAACGGCTATCGCCTGCTTGAGACGAGCTTGGCTTGGCCGTGGCCGTCGCCGGGCGACTGCAACAACGGGCGGTTTCTGCGCGGCGGGCGCAAGTGGGTCGAGATGTTTGATGTCATGTTCGACGAGCTGGAGGCCGGGACGTGGCACTGACGGTCTGCACGTTCCTATGGGATGACCCGGCGTTTCGCTGGCGGGAGCGGTTCACTTATGGCCCGGCGCATGTCGACCGGCTGGCAAAGGCGGTGCGTGCCAATCTCGATATGCCCTATCGTTTCGTCGTGGTGACGGACTATCCGGCCGATGCGTTCAGCGAGGTCGATGAGGTTGTGCCTCTCTGGTCGGACTTCCGCGAGCACGGGCGCTGTTACACGCGGCTGAAGTGCTTTGACCCGGCAATCGGCGACATTCTCGGCGAACGGTTCGTGTGGCTGGATCTCGATTGCGCGGTGCTTGGCGATCTCACACCGTTGTTCGCGCGCACTGAGGATTTCGTGATGTGGGGCTTCCCGCAGCAGCGCATGATCTCGACGCCTAATCGCTATTGCGGCTCCATGTTGATGATGGACGCAGGCGCGCGGCCGGAAGTCTACAGGCGGTTCAACATGCCCGAGGCGAGGTTGCTCAAGGCATCTTATGGGCTAGTCGGCTCCGATCAGGCATGGATTGAGCATGTGCTAGGGCCTGACGAGGCGATATGGACGGCAGAGGATGGCGTCATGTCGTTCAAGGTCAATCTCGACGGAGACGACACAAAGAAGACGGGCGCCAAGTTGGCGGGACGCGACAAGAGGTTCGGCAAGCAGCATTGCCGGCTCGACGATGCACGTATTGTGTTCTTTCATGGTCAACATGACCCGAGCATGGTAAGCCTACAGCAAGAGTACCAGTGGATTGCTGACTATTGGAGTGAAGCAGCATGACGGTGAGGGCAAACCCTTACAATCTGCATTGCAGCGAGAGCGCGAACGTCTGCGCCAAGTGGACCTACAAGACGGATCGCCCGCTATCGATCGTGATGGCCGATCAGTACTTTCTCGGGTGCCGCGATCAGTTGCAGGTCGGCGATGCAATTCGCGTAGCTTGCTGTGACAAGGGGCGCGTGACGCATGTGGTCGAGCTGTTCGTGGTTGATGGCGGTCGCGGCGCGCGGTTCGTCGACGTGCAGGCGGTTGGTCCGGTGATCGAGGTGCCGCCGTCTCGTGAGCAGCCGGCCGTCGCTGCGGTGCCGAAGGTTCAGGCGTTCGTCGATGGCGATGCCGAGGCGGTGTGGAACGTCGGCGCTCGTGCCTATGACGTGAAGCGCGGCAGCACTGTCGTTGCCAAGGGCATCAAGGACAAGGAAACCGCATGGCAGATCGCTAAGGGCGATATTCCCGTGCCTGAGCAGGAAGCAGCCTAATGAGGGTGACGATCGTCGAATATGAGAATGCGACGCGCAACCAAACGCTTGCCGACAGCACGCGTGGCGTAGTCGAGCAAACGTCGCTTACGAGCGCTGCGACTAGCACGCAGTCGGCAGCGTTCAACGCGGCATCAACCTATGTCGTGGTGACGACTGACACCGCGATCCATGTCCGTTGCGGCGGCACCGATCCCACGGCAACGACGGACTCGCAGTTGGTCCCTGAGGGCACCTCGCATGCTTGGGCGGTCAAGGGTGGCGACAAGCTTGCCGTGTTGACGGCGTGATAGCAGATGGCTGCAGTTGACATCGTCAATTCCGCGCTGATCAAGCTAGGTCAAAAGCGGATCGTTGCGCTGGACGAAGGTTCGGAGCGTGCGGACGTTGCCAACCAGCAGTATGAAGCGATCCGCAACAATCTCCTGCACTCGCATGTGTGGAACTTCGCGACGATCAAGAAGAAGCTGGCGCAGTCGGCCATCATCCCGGTTTATGAGTTTGAATATCAGTACCCGGTGCCTGCTGACTTTTTGCGGCTGATCACGCTATCCGCAGATGATGCCGGCGTAAGCCAGCCGCGCTATCGACTGGCCTATGATGCGACTGACGGCCGGGTGGCAATGACAGACGTGACCGAGGTTTGGCTGACGTATGTCGCCGAGGTGACGGATACCGAGCGCATGCCGCCGAGCTTCAAGGAGGCGTTGGCCTGGGCGCTGGCCGAGGATCTTGCGCAGAAGATCACTGCATCTAACACCATGATGCAGCTTACGTCGCAGAAGGCCGAGAGTGCCTTGCGCATTGCCAAGTCCGCAGATGGTATCGAGCAATACCCGCAGCGGCGCAACGAGGGCTCGTGGACATCGGTCAGGCGCGGGCGCCTGTCGGCGGGGGGCTGGGGCTAGATGAGCCGCGCTAACCCCATTCAAGCGGCGTTCAATGCAGGCGAGTTCTCGCCGCGAATGGTGGCGCGCGTTGACTTTCAGAAGTACCAAAACGCTGCATCGCTCATGGAGAACCTGTTGACGCTGCCGCAAGGTGGCATGGCCAAGCGTCCAGGCTCTCGATATGTGGCGGCAACTAAATCCGGGGCGACAGAAGACGCCATTCTGGTGCCGTTTATCTTCTCGACTGTGCAGGCGTACATCTTAGAGTTCGGCGATCAGTATGTGCGTTTCTACCGGAACCAAGGGCAGATCCTTGATGGCAGCTCGCCGGTTGAGGTAGCGACGCCCTATCTTGAAGCCGATCTGTACGATTTGAATTTCACGCAGTCGAACGACACGCTCTACATCGTACATCCAAGCTATGCGCCACGGACGTTGGTGCGGTCGAGCCACACGAGCTGGACGCTGAGTACGATCGACTTTCGCGACGGGCCGTATCTGCCGATCAATCAGACTAGCACGACGCTTGA